GTTAAAGAAATTGAAAAGCAACAGATTGAATTATCAAATTCTATTGGATTTGAAGATGGATGCCATTCTGTAAAAGGATTTCCTTTATCATTTGAATCTGCCGAACAATACTTTAACGAAACTTACGGAAAATAAAAATAAAATGATGCTAATACTACAACTCAAAAAACGAATCGAGATTCTCGAAGCGCAAATGAAGGAACAGGAACAAAAGATAAACGACTTACTTATTCGCTTGTCCGTTCCAACAGCACCAACGCTAATAGCAAAAGAAAAGAAGCCTTCGTTCGTCAAGCCAACCGTTGTTGAAATCTACGACTATGCCTGCGAAAAACTAAGCGACAAAGACGCGCTTGCATTTACCGAGAAATTTCATGCACACTACGAAGCGAACGGTTGGAAGGTTGGACGCAATCAAATGAAAGATTGGAAGGCTGCCGTGCGTAAGTGGGACTTAACTACATTTGTAACTACAAACCAAACAACAAAAATCAAAAATGGAAAATTCGATTCCGATGCTGCGCAACGCATCTACAACGACGCTCACAACTACACAAAGGGTTGATCGTGCAGAACGCGAAAGCGCGTTCGTTGCCGATTACGAACTACCTGCGTTCGTTAAGTTATGCTCGAAGGTGTGCGCTATGTATGGCATCGCGTTACCGGAAGCGCAGTTACTTCAAATGCTGCACGAATTTATAGGCAAGCACTTTCGTTGGGTTACATTCGAACACTTCAATCTTGCGTTTGAATTGAACGCAGCTAATGAACTGTCAAAGAAATGCGAACACTTTGGAGCGTTGAGCGTGTCGTTCATTGGTGACGTGTTGACGCACTACAAACCACACCGTGACAAAGCGAACTTACAAATACAGCGTGAAATTGCTGAATCAAAAGAAGAGGAATCTAAACAATTAAAGGAAAAAGAAATGGCGGTAAACGACGACAGCTGGCGCAGAATGTTAGCAGAAGATATTGCAAGTTATAAGAAAGGAAAATATACGGTAATCGAGATTCGTGCGGTGTCGCTTATGCGTTGGCTCGAAGAAAGCAAACAGATAACGATTGACACCTTCACGGACGAGGAATACAAACTTTGCAAAGCGAAGGCACGCAAGAACATCTACTTCGAACAACAGTTGAACAAACCAATGGTTGAGCGAATGAGTGACCGCAAACGACAGCTATTGAAAGAATCGATTCACTTCGAAGGTATGCGTGAGTTGTACAAATTATATTTATCAAAACAATAAAACAATGGACACAAAAGACAAAATTTTAGCAGCGATTGGTGTTGTATTATCAATCGGATTAAACCTTACGATTGTTGGCGGTATTGCCTACATTATTTATCACTTTATTACTAAATGGTGGTAAACCAACCGTATAAACCAACATACCTGCCGCGTCAAGTTGAAGCGTTGAACTATTTGAACACCGACAGCATCGTTGAACAATTGTTATACGGTGGCGCGGCAGGGGGTGGTAAGACGAAGTTCGGTTGTATGTGGCAAATACAACGCCGTTTGAAGTACGCAGGGACACGTTCGCTTATTGGTCGTGCAAAGTTAGATAACTTAAAAAAGACGACGTTAAACACCTTCTTCGAAACGGCTGAAGAGTTTGGATTGATAGCCAACAAACACTACACCTTCAACGGACAATCGAATATCATTAAGTTCTTCAACGGAAGCGAAATTGTTTTGAAAGACTTGTTCGCTTACCCTTCGGACGTAAATTTCAACAGTCTTGGTTCGTTAGAAATCACAGACTACTTTATAGACGAATGCTCCGAAGTAACAGAAAAGGCGGTCAGCATTGTTCATTCTCGATGCCGTTACAAGTTGAACGAGTTCAATCTTATTCCCAAAGGTTTTCTTTCTTGCAATCCTGCGAAGGGTTGGTTGTACAATGAGTTCTACATGAAGAATAACAGGAACGAATTGCCTTCACACCGCGCGTTTGTGCAAGCGTTACCGCAGGACAATCCGTTTCTTCCTGTTGCTTATATCGAATCTCTTAGACGCCTTCCTGAATACGACCGCAAACGTTTGCTCGAAGGCAACTGGGAGTTCGACGACGACAGCGACAAGTTGTTTCAAACGGAAAACCTACTTCGAATGTTCCGCAACGAAGTAATCAATGAAGGAAAGAAATACATAACAGCCGACATAGCGCGTTTTGGTAAGGACAGAACGATTATCTGCGTTTGGGAAGGTCTAACTATTATTGACATAATTGAGTTGAATAGAGCAGCCTTGGACGAAGTAGTAAACAAAGTTCGCTTAACCTGTCAACAGCATTCAATTTTACTTCAAGACGTAGTGTGCGACGAAGACGGTGTTGGTGGTGGTGTCGTCGACTTCTTAAAATGTCGCGGGTTTGTCAACGGATCTAAACCAAAGCATCCGCAATACCAAAATCTCAAAAGCGAATGTTACTACAAATTGGCTCAATACGTCGAAGAAAACAAGGTAACGATTCTATCCAGCACTCGCAAAGAACAAATCGTTCGTGAGCTCGAAATGATTAAGCGACATCGTGCAGACGTTGACGGAAAGTTAATGGTCACACCGAAGGACGTAATCAAGAACCGCGAAGGTATTTCACCTGACGTTGCCGACGCTATAATGATGAGAATGTACTTCGAACTCAATCCAAGTTATGGACAATACGTTGTCGGTTAAAGAAAAAAAAGAAAAGTTTTTAAGTTCATTTTCAACAAATTAGAAAAAATAATAAAAAAAAGTTTAGTTTTTATTTGGTGATTCAAAAGTTTAGCATACATTTGTACTCAACAAACAAACACAAAAACAAAAACAAAATGAACGCAACGATTACAACAGCAACAAAAACATTCTGGAACTTACGCAAATTTGATGTAGAGTACACTTTCTCTGAAATTGGAAATATTGCAGAAATTAAAGAAAATGGTGTGAAGGTTTGGGAAGTTTACGCTAATACAGCAGGTTCACTAAAATCAAAAGTGACTAAGTGGTGCAAAGAAAATTGGTTCTAACTAAACGAGGGGTGCGACTCAACAACGCATATTTTATATGGAACAAGGAGTAACAGAAAAAACAACAGACCACCCATTCATTCAAAGCGTTAAGCGAATAGAAATGAAGTATGTAGATTTAAGCAACTGTGTAAGGTACGAAGCCTTACTAATTGACGGAAGAAAAATACTTTATGAAATCAATCCTTGGGTTAGACCAGTTATTACAATTGACGAATGGATTGAGGTAGCATCACAAGAAGCAAATGAAAATTTTTTTAGTTCAAAATATGAAACCAAATAATCAAATGAAAAAAACACCACTTTACGAAACGCTCAAAATGACATACGATCGCGAACGCGAAATCGTTAATTCAATAGCAACCTACTTCCAACAAGGTAAAATCTTAGGCGACATATTGCTTGAACTTTCACAACGAAAAGACTTGAACGCAAAAGAGAAAATATATCTTGCGTTAATGATTGGTTCAATGATGACTAAAACAAAAGAAGATGGCGCAGAGCAAAACTAAAAAAGGAATTTGTGTTTACTTGCACAAAGACCTTTGGAACGAGATAGACGAAAAACGAGGAGAGAATAGCCGCAACACTTTCTTGAGTGAAGCAATCCAGTTCTCAATGAAGTTCTTCGTTGACGAATCTAAAGTAAAATTGACAGAACAAACGTCGATAAAATAGCGACACTTGAACTAAAAACTAAAGCGTGGTTTCTGCGCTTTTTTTGTTTGTCTAGCTTTTTATTTTCCACGTTCAAAGTGTTAATTTGTTCACTCAACAAGTTAGTCTTTTGTTGATAAGCAACAACCGTTTCTTCTAAGTTGTTCGTTTTTTCGTCCTTGATGTTTATTTGTTCTTGCAGGTTGTCGATTACAAGCGAATCGGAAGCAATAACGCTGTCGCAGGAATTGATTAAATAGACAATATCAGTTTTACGAATAGTATCGAGAACAAGAATAGTATCACGACGAGTGCGATAGGTGGTTTTGGCTGTAGCTTGAGCGTCTTCATATCTTCTGTATGTTCCGTATAAATCAATTTCTTCCTGCAACAAGCGGTCGTATTCGCCGCTGTTGTAATAAATTATACTGTCTTGTTTTTGTATCTGAATTTCCGTTT